AGAATGTCATCTTCATATACTGGCTCGCTCGGAGCCTCCTCCAATACGCTATCAAATGGTTCTGCGGTTATTGGGTCAATGTCACAACCTCATAGCGCTAGTTTACGAGGTGCAGTTACTGGTTCTATTGAATTGGCAACGCAAACAGCAAAACTTCTTTTGAACGGTCACGTAGGCACAAGTGATAATCCAAATCAAATTACATTTTCTTTTGATCCAGATAAGGCACATTATCTTGCTAACGTATTAAATACAAACCCTCTTAAAATTGAAGAAAAAGGTCATTATCTTCACAGTTGGTATGATATACATCCTAGCCTTGCTGTTCCGACAGGTTCTGGGTATATTGACGATACTTACGTACCTGCACATCAATCTTGCGAAGAAATTGCATTCGTTGTAACAGGTTCAAACGCTAGAAACACAACATCAACGACACAACCAAACTTTGAAGGTTTTCAAGATAGATTTGCGACACTAAAAACACTATGGTTTATATCACAAAAATTTGGTGGCACAAAACATAATCTATTCAGACTCCATTCGCGTGATGATGGTTCATACGCAAATGAAAAAATAAAGGCATCAATTAAAGCGCTGACTCCTTCGGCTGACCTAAACGATCCGTTTGGGACGTTTATAGTTGAAATTAGAAGGTTTGATGCGTTAGATACAGATCCTGCAAAACCATTAGCAAGTTATCTTGTAGACCTTAATCCTTCATCGGATCGGTTTATTGCAAAAGTAATTGGTGATCAAAAAGTATATTATGACTTTGATAAACCAGTAGGAAAACAAAAGCTTGTTCTTGAAGGTAGTTATCCGAACCGTGATGCATATGTTAGGGTTGAAGTTAATCAAGACATTCTTGACGGTAACACACCCAAAACTGCATTACCAGTTGGTTTCCGCGGCCCTGATTTTCTTTTAACTTCAGGAAGTATTTCTGCACATGGCACATTATCTGGGACAATGACTACTGCAAAAACGTTTGTGCAAGCTGTACAGCCTCCTATGCCAATGAGAAACAATTTAAAGGTATCAACTACGCCAACATCAAATACTGATTTATATTGGGGTGCTCAACTTGATCTATCAAACAATGCAACGCTCCTCAATAAAGGTAGAAAGCTAAATCATACCGTTAATTCTTACACAAAGTATTTCCCAAATTTCAGAACCGGCAAGTTTAATGCTTTAACCGGAAGCAACGCTGGCGCTCCAACTGATAGTACTCATGGTGTTGTCGATTGTGATAAATTTAACAATAACGGATTTTCGCTTGAAAATATTGAAGTTACATATGATACAGCGGCCGATATTGCAACACTAGTACCTCTAGAAGATGGCACTGTTACGCATGATGGAATATCTTCATGGAAATATATCAGAAGTGCCAGCGTTGATGCAATACCTACTCGTCCAGGTAACAAGAGACGCGCCTTCGACCCTGCAAAAGATTTAGATAATCAAACACTACGAAACGTATTTAAGTTTACGACGGTACTACAAGGTGGGTTTGATGGCCTTAATATCTTTAATGAAGACTCTGCCAAGATGAATAATACGTCTGCAACAGAGGAAATGAATAATACCAACAGAGGTCTAGAAAATGGGCCGACTGTTGCAGGTCATAGAAAAGCAATTGCTATTATGGAAAATACTGCTGATGTCGATATAAAACTATTGGCAATACCAGGAATTAGAAATGCAGCAATTACTGACGAAGCAATTGAAGCTGTAAAAAATAGATTTGACGCATTATATATCATGGATATTGAAAACTATGATAACGTTAATACATTGGTTACATCATCACAACAAACACACAACGTAGGAAACACAGTCAAAAGCTTTAAAAGTAGGGCTTTGGATACATCGTTCAGTGCATGCTATTACCCTGACGTTATGTATGATGCCGGCGATGGTGAAGGTGAAAAACAATTACCTGCATCTGTTGGCGCGCTAGGAGCATATAGTTATAATGACAGAGTTGGATTTGAATGGTTTGCTCCAGCAGGTCTTTCTCGCGGCATTATTCAAAATGCAACCTTGCCAACTGTAAAATTATCAAAGAAAAATCAAGATGATTTATACGAATCAGATGTTAACCCAATTATCTCAATGCCAGGAAGAAAAGTATTTATTAATGGCCAAAAGACATTACAAGTTAAGAATTCATCTCTTGATCGCGTTAATGTAAGAAGACTATTAATATTCATTAGACGCCAAGTCAGAGAAATTGCAAATACATTATTGTTTGAACCAAACAGAGATTCAACACTACAGAGGTTTTCTACAGCAGTAGAGCCAGTATTATCAACGGTTCAAAGTCAAGCAGGTCTTGAAAGATATCAAGTTAGAATTGACACCACCACAACAACACAGGCTGACGTATTAAATAATACAATTAGAGGAAAAATATTCGTACAGCCCACCAGAACAGCGGAGTTTATATCACTTGACTTCGAGATTCAAAATCCAGGAACAATTTAATAGAATAAATTAATTTAGATTAATATTTATATAGGAAAGATTATTAGGAGTTTATAATGGCCGAAACACTTAGCGTATCAGAAATGTTGCCCAATAGATTTGAACCAAAGCGCAAATTTCGTTGGGTATTAGCAATCGAAGGTATTGACTCATTCTTGCTAAAAACAGCTGCTCGTCCGCAGATTACAACAGAAGAGGTTGCAGTACCTTACATTAACGCCACGCGTTATATTGCAGGTAAAACAACTTTCGGCACAATGGGCGTAACTCTACACGATCCAATTGCTCCTTCTGGCGCGCAGCAAGTTATGGAATGGGTTCGTTTGCATTATGAATCTGTTTCAGGCCGAAGTGGTTATGCTGATTTTTATAAGCGCGACATTCAATTAAAAATGCTTGATCCGGTTGGAACAGTTGTCGAATTATGGGATATTAAAGGCGCATTCATTACAGAGGCAAACTTTAACGATCTTTCATATGAAGGCAGTGATATGACGGAGATTGCATTAACAATGCGCTTTGATAACTGTGTACTACAATACTGATACGCTGTAGTTAATACACAGAGTTATATAAAACGGCTCCTTTTGGGGGTCGTTTTTTATTTTTTATACTTTTTTTTTAAAAAAAACTTATTTTGTAATATATATACCCTAAAACTTGAGGTTATATGTTTAAGACACAAAATTTTGAAATAGCAGTAGCATTATTCTTATCAACAACAATGATTAGTTGTTTTGGTACCGACAACAGTACATCAGATGTTGGCACAATAGGTTTATCTGAAAATGAAGTAACCGTTTTGCCGCATGATAATCATGAACATAGAATTGAACAAGATACTGACATTAAACAAGAATATAAATTTACAAATTAATCTATTAATATTAATTTTAAGCAGTATTCTTTATAAAGGTTAACATATGTCAGATACAAGAGAAGATAAAAATAATGTTTTTACACAGGATCAACCAACGCCTCCTCGCGAGGTCGTAACTAATGTACCAAATGTTACACCAAATCCAAATGATTGGGCAAAAGAGCTTGGTCTTGAAATACCTGTAGAGACAGTACCATTACCATCCTTAGGAAAAGTATATCCAGTATCTAATCCACTGCATAATCGTGAAACTCTTGAAATTAAATCAATGACTGCAAAAGAAGAAGATATTTTAACAAGCAGGGCATTAATTAAAAATGGCACAGTAATTACAAGACTTCTTCAATCATGTATTACAGATAAGCAAGTTAACGTTAAAAATATGTTATCAGGTGATCGTAATGCATTAATGGTTGCAATACGAATTACAGGATATGGTTCATCATATGATTCTCAAATTGAATGCCCAACCTGCGGCGAAACGCAAGAGCATCAATTTCATTTATCTGAGCTGCCAATAAAAGAATTAAAATTGAATCCTGTTACACCAGGAACGAACGAATTTAGTATTCTACTTCCTAAGACAATGGCAACTGTACACTTTAAATTTTTGACAGGCGCAGACGAAGAAGAGCTTACAACAATTTCAAATAGAAAAAAGAAAGCAAAACTATTAGTAGATAATACAGTTACGACTAGACTACAACATTCTATTCTTTCTATTAATGGCAGAACCGATAGAACTTTAATATCAAAATTTTCAACAAATATGCCAGCGATTGATTCACTGTTTTTGCGAGAATATATTGATCAGCACGAACCAGGCATTGATATGTCATCAGAGATTACATGTACAAACGTTGATTGTGGTGAAATATCGGAGGTAAGTGTCCCGCTGGGAGTTAGCTTTTTTTGGCCTAACCTTAAAAAGTAAAGTTGATTTTATACTAGAATCATTCTTTCTTTTAACATATTATTGCGGGTTTACTTACCAAGATGTTCGATTAATGTCCATTGCAGAACGGACATGGTTTGTTAATCGTTTGATTGATGAATTTAAAAAATCAAATGAAAAAGCAGAGCAGAATAATACAACACCATTAAGTAGGGCTTCTCATGCAAATGATCCGACTGTTCGTCAAATGGCAGGTTTATCAAGAGATAACCCTCCTGCCAGAGGAAGAAGGTTTACATAATATAATAAATTTCGTGTTGTGAATATTTATATGTAGTTCGAAAGGTTTTATATGTTTAAACTAAATTTACCA